AAAGAGATATGCTTTTTCTACACAAAACGGATTCCACTTTTCATAATATGGAATAAATTCTGAATATTTATAATCTACAAAATGAACTAATTTCTTAATTTGAGAATCTATTAAAGTTTTTCTATTTATTATAGTTATTTCAATTTCTTCAGTATTACCTACTTTTTCTTTTACTTGTAATAAAAACTTTTTTACATCATTCTTTTTTGTGTAGTATTTACTTGCAAAAATTCCTATTTTCATTTTTTATTAACCGTATCATAATTTAGTTTTGCTTTAATGAAACTTATACACTGAAATATTGAATTCATATATGTATGTCTGTCATTGAAAAACAAATAAAACTTTGCATCGTTTTTATCATGTTGTTGTTCCAATGGAGATGAAATTTCTTTAGAATATATTATACTAAATAATGTAGATTTATTAATATAAGACGTATGTATATTATCAATATTAAATTGTTTTTTAATTTCATCTACTAATATTGGACTAATTTGCATATTATTTTTATCATACCACCAATTTAATTCTATATAACAATTAAATTCACTTTCTAATGTATCTATACTATATTTTAGTAATTCCATATACTCATATATAAATTCAACTGCTTGTATTTTTATTGTAAATTTTTTTCTTTTCATGATATACCTACTTTACATAAATCTTTGTTATCTTTAAATGGACAATATTGACATGATTTTTTTGATGGAGTAGCTTTAAATTCATAATTTAAGTTTGGTTCTCCATTAGTATATACTGTATCAACAAATTCCATAAATTCTTTTTTTACTTTTTTAAGTGTAATTTCACTACTTGGCGGTGAAAATATTTGTATTCTTTTTGCAGGAAAATCTCCATAATTAAATATTTTTTGTTTTAAAATCATAAATTCAATATCTATATTTTTAAGAGGAACATTATATATTTCAGAATAAAACTGTTTATATAATTGTAATTGACCTCTTTTCATAGGATTATCTTTTTCTGATTTTTGCCAACCTCTATATGATTTTTTAAAATCTACAATTCTTATACTATTATCTCTATTATCTTTAAGAACTAAATCTAATCTAGCAGTAAAATTTAAGTTTGGCTGGACTAATATATCTAAAGGTAATTCAATTCCAACAAGTTCAATATTTTTCTTACTAAAATATTTTCCTCTGTGCTTTTTAAACCAATTTAAAATCTGAACTCCATCAGAATAATATTCGTTTAAATCATTTTTAGAAATATAATTTTCTAAAACTATACTAGGATCATTTTCTTGTATTTTATCTATTTCAGAAACCATTGTATCTAATAAAATAGAATTTAAATCTAAATCATTTGCCAATTTTTCTGTTTGAGTATAATATGTTTGTAAATATGTTTGAAGAGTTACATGAATTGCTGTTCCAAATACTAAATGAATATTTGAATAAGACGGTCTAATCTTATCCAAATAAATTATTTTCCACTGTTGTGGGCATGCTTTAAAAACATTATATTGAGAAAATGAAATGTAATTCATAATTTAAAACTTTCAAATTTAATACAGTTGTTATCCCATTGATAAATTTTATGAATTTTATTATTTGATTTTCTTGTTACTGTTTTTGCTTGATAATCAAAATAAAATTGTTCACTAAAATATACTTCTAAAAAAGACATTTGTGGAAATTCACATGTTCCATCTAAATTGCAAAAATTTATACTGCTGAAATATATACCTGATTCTAATTTTACCACTATTTTCCCCATCTACCTCTCATTACAATAAGTGCAATTTTTCCATATACACTTATATCCATAAACGTATCTTCAATAGATTCATTCTGAGGTTTATTTTTCTTTAATATCAAATTTATAAGTCTAGACATTTTATCATTCATTCTAACAGTTAAGCCAGTTAATGATAATTTTAAGTCTTGTTCTGTTTCTAAACGTGTATTCATTGCAATGTTTGCTGGACCATAATCACTTTGTTTTTTAACAAATGTTATATATTGTTGCAAACATAATTCTTTAAATTCAGAAGTCATATTTGGATATTTTTCTTCCATAGATTTTATAAGTTCTGATGTTTCTAAATCTACATGTGTTTGTAAAGAAAGTGGTAATGAGTTTAATACTTTTTTCATTTTTCCTCCGTTAATTGTTCTAATATTATATTATTATCTTCCATATATTTTTTTATATATCCACTAAAAATTGCTTTATCATATGGATATTTATATACTATTCTTTTAATTCCTGCCTGTAACATATTTTTTAAACAATGTTGACATGGTTGAATTGTTGTATAAACTGTTGAATTATTTATAGAAATTCCATTTTTAGCACAGAATAAAATTGCATTCATTTCTGCATGTATTTCATTTGCGTCACTCCAATTAGTGTGAAATTGTCTTTCAGTTGCTTCATCATATCTTATAAATATTTCATCACAATTTACCATTCCTACAGATGTTCCATTATATCCAGTTGCTATAATTCTATTATCATTTACAATTACACAACCAACTTTTCTTGAAACACAATGAGACAATGTAGAAAATTGCTCTGCAGTATTCATAAAAATATTATCTAATTTCTTTTGTTTATTCATTATTATAATCCACACTATGTATGTTAAGTTTATTTAATAAAGAATCATTATTAAAATTATATCTATTATTTAATACATTGTTCATAACGTATTCTAGTTGTTCAGTAGGTTTTCCATTTGGATGAATTAAAAATGCTTCAACACGAGGTGTTTGATATGGAATAAAATCATATTTTAACATTTTTTCAACATTATTAAAATCTTTTTGATATATATGTTCACTTAAAACATAATGTCTATATTCACCTAAAAGTAAATATGGATATTTTGATCTTTTTAAATGTAATAACATTTGTTGTTGTAATAATGTATAAAAAGGAATATCATATACTATTCCAAACCACATATCCTGTGACCTCATCGTAGTAGTAAAATCTAAATAGTATTTATCATTTCTTTCTCTAATATGGAATATTCCATTTAATGTACAAACAAAATCTTTATTACCCACATATGAATGTCTAGGTTTATTAAATCTTAAAATTGCTTGTCTTGTGTCTCTATCATTAATTAAAGATTGATATGCCCATTCATATTCTGACATGTGATCATCATTTAATTCTGTAAATAATAAATATCCATATGCACTATTTACTGTTCCATCTGAATTTGCAATATTATTCCAAAATTTTGAATATTTTGAAATAAACTGTAAATCATTTCTACCAGAAAAATACCATAATAATTCTGGGTATAAATATTCTAATTTAGGACTTCTAACATAATTTGTAAATAAATTATTTGTTGGATCTGTTAAATGTATTTCAATATTAGTTAATTCTTTAATTAATAAACCTCTAGGAGAAGTTACATAATGAGGTCTATTAAATGCTTCATCTAAAAGATCGTGATATATTTGTGCAAAATTATTTGCTTTAAAAGTTTTCATATGTTAATCCGTTTCATCTTTATATAAATTTTTAACTTGATGATTTAATACATTCAATAAAATATTAGTATCATATGGAGATTTGACAGAATATTTAAATTTACATGCATTAGAAATTTTTAAATCATTTCCATCATGTATTTCGTCACCAACATAAAATGTATTATTTACATCAAATTTGTTATAATTTTGTTTATAATAATCTAATATGTTTATTTTATCTGTAAAATCATTAATAATATCTATACCTGTTAATCCAATTTTTTTAGCACCTGTTTTTTGATTTGTAACATTAAATTGAAAATTAAGTATTTCTATTAATAAATCTTTTTCTAATTCTGTAAGTGGTTTAATTCCTATACACGTAATTTTATTTAAATCTTGAGCTGGCCAATCACCTCTTAAAAATATTTTATCTTCAGGTATTTTTAATATATTTTTCATATAATATATAATATCTGTTGCATGTTCTATTATAGACTGATTAATTCTATATACAGGTAATCCATTTTCATATTTAACTGCTGCTCCATCTGCCCAAATATCAAAATCAATCTTGTATAAATTATAATTATCATCTATATAATCTGCTATTTTTTCATGAATTGTATCATAACCATTTCCAGTTGCAATTATACATTTTTTCATATATGATAAATTATGTAATAAATCTAAATTGTCTTGCGATATATCCAGGTGGTTTGGATCTCTAGAAAATATTGTGTCATCAAAATCAAAAAATATAGTTGTATTGTGATCTATTCCTCTATCAATTCGATAATATCTTTCAAAAATGCAGTTTGCTGTTTTTACTAAGTCATGAGTTCCATTTATATTACCCATATGATATTCAAAAATTAAATCATTTTGATTTAAAAAATCAACGTTTACACATTTATCAATATTTTTTAATAAAGGATCAGCATCTTTATTAATAAATATTTTAATGTTTCCGTTAAGTAAATCCAAATAATTATCTATATTATTTAATATTTCTCCTGCAGATATTCCAATACAATCACCATCTTCTCTATTATTCATTAATAATATTTTCTCTGCTTTTGAGTCTTTAATTATTTTTGAAAATCCAGGAGTAGCATATGTAGGAATTAATGAACTCCACTGTGTTCCTGGAGCAAAAATTATCAAATCTGCAGATTCAATTTTTTTAAGTGCAGTTGGGTGTATATTTGGGTAAAACGATAGATCAGAATATTTATCTCTATATTTATTATCACTATAATACCAAGGAACAAAATGTATTTTAGTTATAGGATCACTAGAATTATTATATGAAACTATTTCTGATTCTGTATTAATTATTTTTCCAGACGTGGCTGTTGCTCTCAATAAAAGATTATCAGTTGAAATTAATACAACATCATCATCAATATCTAATATTTTTTTAAATATTTGTATTGTTCTTTCATAACCAAATTTTCTGAAAAACATAGCATATATTATATTTGCTAAATTAACATCACTATAATCAATTTCAATTGCATTTTCTAATTGTAAAAAATCTTTAATTGTTGAATTAAATATAGAACTAAAATGAAAAGTTTTAAACCAAACATCATCTAATACTTTAGATTTATTTGCAAATAGTGTATAAATAATATAACTGTGTTTTTCTTTAAAATCATAATAACTTTTAAAGTTATATCTTTTATTAAAGAAATCTCTAAATGCAGCATTTATTTTTTTATTATACTTGTTTTTGTATTGATGCCATTGATTTTTTCTTATATCGCTTGGACCTAAAACATCACATACTTTTCTAACTTCACCTGTAAATTTTCCATCATCATAAGCGTTTACAATACTTGTGACTTCCATTGCTTTGCCAGTTTTATCAAAATGTTTTAAACCTGCTAATAAAGATGCAGCTCCAGTTCCACCTGAAAAAACTACTATTTTTAATTTTTCTGTTTTGATCATACATTATCCTCTAATAAACGTCTTAAATCATTAACATATTTTTGTTTACTAATATAAACTAAATCATATTGTAAATCACATACTCGTTTTAATCCATCTGAAAATTTAATAAAATCTATAACTTCTTTAACATTATCTTTACTATTAACATATAGTGTATTCATTCTATCACCATATACTAATCTATGTGGATCTAATTCAGCGTCAACCAATGTCACTGTATTTGCTAATATACTCTCATATATTCTTTGTGCAAGATTTTTACCTTCATACCATTTATCACCTATAATAACAGTTGCATATCCTGATGACATTTTACTTCTCATTTCAGTTGCTTTAACTTGACCTGTAAATGTTGGAGGTCTTAAACCTAATATTTTCTTTTCTGTAAAATGATTTAATTCAATTTTACCAAAAATTTCAACATTAAAATCATCTGGATATCCAAAATAATATTTTATTAATTTATCTTCACGTTTTTTATTTCTAAATGTTCCACCATATAATAAATCAACATTTCTTGTTATATTTTCATCAAGTGGTAATCTATCATAATAAACTAAATGCATTTTATATAATGGATAGTGAATTATATCTTTGACTTTAATACCAGATTTATCCCATATTTTTTTAACTTCATCAAGTGCATATGGTTGAGATATAACTGTTATATCATCTCTAACAATTTCAATTTCTTGTTTAGAGTATTTATTTTTCCAATTATATTTTTCTTGTTTCTTAGAAACACCATCCCAATGTTGTTTTAAAGGTAACATTGGGTCAAACATAAAATAAAAAACTTTACCTGGGAATGAATTTAAAAGTTTAAGATTTTGCATCTCAAGTTCAGGTTCTTGACCACCATAATAATTTATATTACCATTAATTACAACTAAAGCGTCATAATTATCACGTGGATTAAAATCTTCTATCTGATGACCTGTTGCTCCTTTTAATGGAACGTCTTTTTTTAATATGTTTGTAAAAAAATGAACATTGTTATCTCCTCTGACTAGAAGATCAATCGCAACTAAAACCTCACCACCCACGGCTCCATCTGCATTACCATTTATTCTACCACCTAATTTAATAACTGCTAATTTCATATAAAAAACCTGCTTTTTATATTGTGATATAATACTTCATTTTGTTCTATAAACTCTGACTCTCTTAGAGGAGATATATTTCTCATTTCTTTAGACGTAATTTTTGTAAAACCGGCATTACATAAGCCATCAGATATTTTTGTTTCTATGTCAGAATAAAAAATACTGTTTTGGCCATTTAGCATTGATATAATTTCAATTAATTCAATCAATTGTTTTTCTTTAAAATCATTAGAGTATGTTGTAGGTCTTTCAATATACGGAGGATCCAAATAAATAAAACAGTCGTGCTGACCTCTAATAATAGACTCATAATTTGTGTTAAATATTTTTGTCTTTTTTAATTTTACGTTTATTATTTCATATTCAAGTTTAGTAAAAAAATATAATCTATTTCCAAACCCCTGGTTCATTCCATTGGGTCCAAACCTAAGCATACTATTTATACAAGAATTAGTTAAGAAATATAAATATAATCCCTTCCTAATGGAGTTTGTAAAGTGATATATTTGATTGTAGTATTCTCTAAAATCATAATAACTTTGTTTATTTTCTTTAATATCACCAAATGTTCTATTAATAAAATCAAGTGCATCTTCATATTCTTCATAAGAAAAAAACTTAAGTGCATTCCACATGCTAATAATATTTTCATCAATATCATTTATTATATATTCATCAAATATATCAGGTAAATTAATAAAAATTGTTCCTGATCCTACAAATGGTTCAATATATCTTTTATGATTTGTATTAATTAAACCTAAATTATTTACCAAAGATACAATGTGTTCTTTAGAACCTTGATATCGTAAAAACTTAATCATAGTAGGTTGTTAAAATATTAAGTTCCGTTAAAAATGTTAAAATCGAATTATGAACATCTTTAATAGATTTTCCATTTATATTAATTAAAAACTTATTCTCAATATGTGAAAGTTCAAATGCTTTTTTAAATTTATCAATTTCTAATTGTTTAACAGAAATATCTGTTGAAAATGAATTACCATCTTCTCTTGCAATTGCATTTTTAGGTTCATCTATTAAAACAAATAAAATAATATCCTTAAAAAATGGATTGTATAAATATTCCTGTTCAATTTCAAACACATAACTACCTGAATAATCTCTATAAATGGGTGCATATACATACTCACCAAGATGAGAACGATCAAATATTAAATGACGACCTCGGTGGGAAGCATCGTGCATTAAGTCAAACATATCTCTATATAGATTTTGACTATACTCTTTTGACTGTTCAGGTGAAATACCCGGGATTGCAGAATAATGAATTACGTGTGTAGGTTTATCAATTAAATGTTTTTGTAATAATTTAATCTGTGTTGATTTTCCTACCCGATCCAATCCCTCAAATATTATTATCATATAAATACCTCTTAATTTTTTCTATTTTAGATTTATCAAAGTTTATTTTTTTATTTTTAATTAATTCTTTAATTTCTTCTATACTTAAAATCTTAATATCTTCTTGTGTTAAAATTTTAAATTTGTTTCCAAACTTTTTATATGCCGATTTAAATTTAAATTTATTAATATATGAATTAACTAATTTTCTTGGTTTTAATTCAATTAATTCATTTGTATCTATTAAATAAAAATCTGGATGATATGTTCTATTTATTTTGTTTAATTTATATTCAATTATATATTCTTTCTTTTCACCATTTTCAAAATTAATATTATTGTCTAAAAGATATTTTAAATAAGATAATTCTAATAAACTTCTAAAATAATGGCCTTCATAATAACCGGACCACCCATTTCCAGATTTTTTCGGCGATGGTTTTCCATACATTGGATTACCATTTCCTCTATTATTTTGACTTAATTTTAATTTTATTTCTTTTGCTTTTTCTTTTCCAAATATTTCTTCATACGTTTTATTTTTTATTATTATTCTTGTTCCTCTATATAAACCACCATAATTAGGATTATTTTTTCCAGAATTATTTTCAGATAATTGTTTTTTAATAATTTTTGCTTTTTTTATACCACATTTTTCTTCGAGAGTTTTTCCTTTACAATATTTAATAGCACCATCTAATAATTTTTGTTTTAATTCTGGACTTCTTTTTTTATTATTAAAAATAGAAGAACATCTATGAGAACAAAACTTTCTACTATTAATTTTACTTTCAAATATATTTTTACAATTTAAACATTTAATTTCTATCATTTTAATCTCCTATATTAATAAATATAGAATACTCATCGAAGGGTATGATAATAGTGAATTAAACTCCTGTTGAACCAAACCCACCTTCACCTCTTTCGGTTTTGATCGGGTATAATTGTTGCAATGTAGTTATTTCTACAGGTTGAGCATACAATACAGGAATTAATACACATTGAATTATTTTATCATTTGGAAAAATATAAACTTCTTGATTAGAAGTATTTACTAAACTTATATGAATTTCACCTTGATAATCTTCATCAATTAATTCTGCTAATCTATCTAATCCTTTTTTAGTGCTAACTCCACTTTTGTTTTTAGCAAATAATGCATAACCTTCAATTCCACGAACGTGTATTCCCGATGGAATTAATATTCGTTGATGAGGAAATAAATTTAATCTGACAGGTTCAGGTAATGTATTTTGATATGAATATGTAATTAATTCACTTCTATTTAAATCTGGATTTTTATTAATTAAATCGTCTATAAAATTTTTATCAAATTCAGGAACAAAAAAATCTATTCCTGCACTTCTAGATGTTCCTCTTTCAATGTTTTTTACTTTTCTAACTTTAGTAAAATATATGTTTGGTAATGGTGGTTGTCCATTTACATTAATCATTTTAACTCCTTTAATAATTTCTTAATTTGTTTATTTTCTAAACCAAATTGTTGTAATATAATTTCTATATTTTCTATTGATAACAATTTAAAATAATCTTTTGCTTCTTTTAGAGAACATTCATAATATTGTTGAATATACTCAATAATTTCTTTATTAGAAATACTTTTATCTTTTTTAAGATATTTCAGAAAAACATTTGATTTTGGAATATATTCGTTATATAGAATATAAGATAATTTATTATCTAAGGAATGATTATATTTTTGAAAAATATCAACTATTTCAATAAAATCGGTATTCATTGAAAAGTATCTGTTAATCATATAAGTATTCCAAGATTTTTTATCTTCTTCTGTAAGACTTTCCCAATAACCAGGTTTCTTATATTTTATTATCTGATTTAGATGATCAAAAAACTGTTTTGACATATTAATATATATTAAGAGAAATTAGGGAACAATTAAATTAGATGGTTTATTTGTATCAACTTGATCTTCTGCATCATCTGTCATTGCGAATGGATTAAGTTTTTCTAAAACTGCTCCGCACTTAACACATACGAACAATTGTGCTGGAACAAATTCTTCTTTAGGAGCTCCTGTTAATATTGGAGAAACTCTCTTTATTCTATATATTAAATTGAAATCTTTACTATCACAGTCTGGTGTTTCACATTGCATATATGGTAAATTTCTAATATCTATGTTAATTTTTTGTTTTGCATTTGGTGGCATGTTTTGCATGTTATCTCCTTATTTTTTTGTTGATTTATACCAACCTGATCCTTTTAATTCAAATGAACTTGCAGATTTTTTATCATATCTAATATTCATATCTTTTTTACAAATAGGACATTCATATGTTTGTGTATTATCTTTTATATTTCTATAAACATCAAATACAATTAATCCACAATTATTACATTTATAATCAAAGTATGGCATATTACATAATATTTAATAGTTTAATTATTGTTGAAGCAAATGTTATTTCTTTATCTATAACAAATGCATCTTGATATTGTTGTTCTGCTATAACGATTATTGCATCAGCTTTTTTACCAGATACATAATCATTACCATCAAATATATTATCTATATTGTCATAAAGTAATGTATACATATCTGAAAATTCCTGAACATCATTATTCAAAATAAGTTTTCTAATTTCTACAAATTTTGAATTATTTTTCATTGTTTTATCTTTTAAAATTTCAATTATTTTTAGTTTATAATCCGATTCTATTATTTCTTCTTCATCGACAACCAATATTCCATTTTTAATACAACGTTGTAATTCATTTAATGTTTTTCTTAAATCTGGAAAATGTGCATTTACTATAGGAACTAAATCTTCAATATTGTATTTAACTTTTTCTATATCTAATATTTCACTTAATCTTTCTGCAATTCTAGGTTTAGACAATGGTTTTACTTCATAATGAGTACATCTTGAAGTTATAGGTTCAATTATTCTATTGATATAATTACCAGTTAATATAAATCTTGTATATTTAGAAGTACTTTCCATTAAATTTCTAAGTGCTGCTTGAGCATTAGGAGTCATATAATCTGCTTCATCTAAAATAACAACTTTAATCATATCATTAAATGATACAGAAGATGAAAAGTTTTTAACTTTATATCTAATTGTATCTACGTTATTTTCATCTGATGCATTTATATAAATATAATCGCAACCCATTTGATTTACTAATAATTTAGCAAGAGTTGTTTTTCCACCACCTGCTTTTCCAGTCAACAATAAATGTGGAATATCTTTATGCTCTATATAACTTTTAAATTTAGAAATTAAAATAGGATTACCTACAAATTCATCTAAATTAGAAGGTCTATATTTTTCTGCAAATAATGTATTTACTTTGTCTGACATATATTTCCTTTTATTGAAGTGTTACTAAATAATATTCAGATATGTATTTTTCATTATCAAATGTTAAATGCACTAAACCTTTTTTATATACTTCAAATGTACATTTAGTAAAATCTTTATTTGAATCTAAAACATCTTTGAATATATTTGCGTTAATCATTAGTGAATTTAAATCACTTATTTTATCAAATTCAATTTTTATGTTAATAGAATTATTAACATCATTTCTTCCCATATTAGAAGAAACATTTCCAGTGTTACCTTCAGATAATATTAAGAAACATTCATTTGTTAATTCATCTGCTGTTATTGAAAAATAATCACATTTTTCTAATGATGATTTTGCTTTGATAAATTTAGAAATTAAATCACCTGTTAATTTCAAAGATAAATCAGCTTCTCCCATATCTATCGCACTTGGAATTTTATCGTTTAATAATTCTAAATTAGTTAAAACATATTTAATATTACATGAATTATCTGATAACTTAGTTTCATATGCTTTATCTGCTTTCGTTTCTATATTAAAACCAATTTCATCATCAAGTGCAGATAATAATTTAATAAATCTAGAAGTTTCAGAAATTCCAATTTTAATAGTATCTTTAGATATATTATTATCATTATTCCAAACAACTTTACCTAAAACAGTTTCATCATCTAAAATAAATCTAGTTGTGAATTTATTGGTTTCTACATTCCAAATTACTTTTTCAACTAAACCACCTAAGTGATATTTTTTAATAAAGTTTAAAAGTTCTTGTTTTTTCATTTTTTCTCCTATTCGAATTTAAAAAATTGTTTTGCTAATTGTTTAGTTTTAGATGGCATAATCCATCCGATTGCTTGATAAATATTTTCGATTTTTCCTTTTAATTCAGAATCATACATCTTATATTTATCAATGTTATTGTTAATAAAATCTAATATTTCTGGTGGGTCATCATAACCTCTAAATGCTAACGCATCTATATTAAATTCATTTTTCTTTAAGTAACACCATTTTATTTTTTCACCATTTTTAATCTTAGGATATTTATTAGACAAATTATAATAATCTAATAAATTATTAAAGATTATTGCTGCTTTAACATGTGCAGGTGTTCCTTTTTTAATTAAAGAAAATATTCTTTCAGTATAATATGAATCATTTTTTTCTGAATCTTCATATTTCTTAATATCATTTATTGAAGTATTTTTACTAATGTTTTCAATTGTTATATTATTAATATCATCTTCTAATTTCAAAATTGTATTATCAATATCATCTTTAGGAACGAATTTTAAAATGTTTATTAATAATTTTTCCATAAAACCTTTAAATGCTGGAGGAAAACTTGATCTAACAACATCTAATCCTTTAACATCTAATTTATCAACTGAAATACCTTCTTTATTAATTACCCATTGTGCATATCTTTTCTTTGCTGTCCATAGTGCAGATTTACAAATCAATTCTTGTTTAATTTGAAATCTATGTTTTCCATGAATATTAAAAAATGGTTTAACAATTTGTTCATAACCTTCGTTTATATATTTTTGAACTTCTGTTGTAATATTTAAAACACTTTGAACTGTTTTTGCTTCATCAGAAGTATCTATTTCTAATTTATCTAATATTGGAGATGCACTAAAAAATAAAGAGTCGGTCTTCAGGTGTCAATATAAATACAATAATCTGTATTCATATTGACATTCGTAATAACCTCTCCTTTCTGATTTAATATTTTTATTTTTTTAATTTTCATATATTTGTATTGTTCCATCAAATTTAATTCTGATAAATTTACATTTAAGTTTATCAACTATTATATTTTGTCTTACTATATCTTCTTCTAATAATTTATCATTTTTATAGTGTCGTTTTTCATCATATTCAATTACTGTATTTTTTTCTCTATCATACCCATCTACTACATATTGTGTATTTGGAACATGAAACTCGCCACCATTTTTAGCATGCTGAAATTTATAACCATTTTTATTTCCATAATTATCTATAATTATACACGCGTTTTCATTAAAATTAGCAATTGGAAAACCTTGTAATTTAACTCTCTTTTTAGCAGATATTGACATATGTTTTTTGGCTTCAACTGTTTTTGGTATATTCTTTTGTTTTTTTCCACCTTCTGCTTTTTTAATAGATATGTAAGCATTCATCTCATCTGCTTTTTCTTTTCCATATTTTTTAACCCATACTTCATAATATGAAGTTTTATACATTGGATTTAATTTACCAGGTAATCCTCTTTTTTTATTCAATTCTAAAAATTGTTTATATGTATATCCTTTATTTTTAAAATATTCCCATGAATTAGTATATGATTGTTTATTTCTATATTTTTCCCATTTTAATGTACCTTCATATTCACCATATTTAGATATTAAATTTTTTAATGTAATAGCTCGTTTTTGTTGAAATTCAGCTGATTTAATTTTTGCAGTATCTGGGTCAAGTTTCTTATAAATTATATAATATTCCAACGTACCTGGCATTCTACTTCTGGCCATTTTAATTGATTCTTCTTCTGAATATCCTTTATTTATCCAATATAATTTATTTCTTGAACTAATTACTCCTTTTTTATTCATTTAATTCTCCATTTAAGTATCTGTATCTATATATAGATATAGGAAAATTAAATTATTTCATCTGTTTCTAATAGTTGAGATGCAGATATTTGTAATACTTCACCATTTCTTTTTATTTTTATTTTATCTGAAGATTTATATTGAATAATTGTATTATCGTTTAATTCTACTTCTATTATATTATCACTAAGTAGTTTATTAAAATATTCATTTCCTCTATTTTGAGAATATAAAATAATCTGTTGTCCTGTTGTTGTAACTGCTTCCGCATTATCAATATCATAAAATCTAAATATTGGTAATCCTAAAACACCATATAAAGAATTTAATAATACCTTTTGGATATTTTGAAGTTTATCATAAAATTCATATTTAATAGTATCTTTATCTTTACCATATTTCTTCATTAAATTTTTATAATGAACTCTTTCATCAAACCACTTAGATAATATTCCAGGAATAACACCTTCTATACTTTCATTTGGTAAATATATAATTCCATTAGATGAAATATGATATTTAGTTGTATTTAAAAATTCAATAAATTCATCCGTATTTAATACAGTATCGGTTTCATGTTCAAAACTGTATAGTTTCCAATTTCTATCTTTTAATTTATTAAAATCAGTTTCATTCCAATCTAAAACTTTTGCTACTTTCGTTTCAGGAGAAATATTAAGTGACATAATAATTGAAGGATATAGAGATGTTAAATCTAAATCAAAAACCCACTTATAAAGTCCAGGTGTTGGAATTTTAACAAATGCTCCTGTAAATTTTTTGTCTGAATTTGTTCTTGGTGGTTTATTAGGTGCTACTTGTTTTTTTCTTTTTAAGTCACATAGAATTGCACCTTCTAAATAATGAGATGAATAAAATATATTTTCATAAGGTATTTTACCTTTATGTGCAATACCTATTGCAAGATCTAATAATTTCTTTTTATTATCAATATCAACTATAAGTTCTACGTCATTTATATTATATTCTATAAATTTTTCAATATCATTTTCATATAATTGATTTAATGTTCCGTCAAATTCAGTTTTTCCTCTTCCAAGTTCCTTACGTGCGATTGAATCTAATCTGTAAGATGCTTCTTCTGAGTATGTAAATTTTTTGTATAATTCCAAATAATCAAGTATTGATATACCTGCGATTGAAAATTTCTTCTTAAATTCTGAATAATGAATAATTCCAATAGATGATAATTTCTTTGTATTATGAGGACCTATTATTCTATTCATTCTTCTTATTAAATATGGAATATCAAACCCATCTACATTCCATCCACTTAAAATTGTAGGTCTTATATTTTCAATTAATACAACAAATGTTTCTAGTAATTCTCTTTCATCTAAACATGAAACTAAAACAACTTTCTCATTTTTATTATTTTGAATTTCTTTTGATTCTATTTTTGATGTAGGATCTAATATGAGTGCATAATAAACTTTATCTGAATAATCATATAAAGATATACCAGTAACTTTATTTTCTACTCTTTCGATATCAGGTAGTGAATTGTCTGTTTCTACTTCAATATCAAATATTGCAATTTTATTTTCAGGATATATATTATCATCTGAGTCATAATATAAATCAATCAATGTTCTTGTTTCAACACTAACATCAGATTCATATAATGAATCAATCATTTCGTCAGACCACTTAAATATTTTTGTTACTCTTTCTCCGAAAATAGTAGAGAACTCACCATTTTCATCTTTGATGAAGGCATATTTTTTATATGGGAAAGATCTATATCCTTTTTTATCATCCCATAAGTGAATCCTGTTTTTTTCTCTTTCGTAAAAAATTGAATTATACATTGAGTACTAAATTGAACCTTTAATTGTAGATATTAATATATATACGGATTATTTCTAAACAAACACAATTGAGTCAGAATACCATCTAGGAAACATATGTTTATTTCTATTATAGAAATAATTAAAATCTGAATCTAATATATAAGTTATACAGTGATCGTTTTCATTTCTAACGGATCTGCCTGATGCTTGAATTATAGTTTTTGCAGTTTCCCATTCATACCAACCAGAAACTCTTTGCATTTTAGTTTTAACAAAATTGTCTCCTAGATATGGATATGGAACTTTTACTATTATTTGAAATCTAGATAATTCATCTACTAAATCAATACCTTCTGTAAATGATGGAGATAATAGTATAGTAGGTTTAGTTGATTTTAAATGTATATCATACATATCTAATCTATTTTGAGTATCGTGTAATAAAAATCTATTTGTCTTAACATTATTATTAATATAATTTGCAATTTTATAGGAATGACAATTATGAAGTATTATTCCATTTACTATATAATTATGATTATCTTGTATTTCTAAGTCATATACTTTTTTAAAACCAACATATTCTTTATTTAATAATTTCATTAATATTTCCATTTTCTATTTGTTGTAATTCTTGTAAATATATTATTTTTATATTTATATTAGGGTAATCAATTTTAAAACTTTCAAATTTTTTCTTAGCAATTTCTGTAAAATATCCTTTAACCTCAATCCAAATATCATATTGAGGTAAATAAAAATCAGGAAAATATATTTTATTATCAAATGATTTTAACCTAAAAAATTGAGGTTCATATTTCCATTCTATTTTTAATTTATTTAATATTGTTGCAAATCTATATTCATAATTACTTCTAAATGATACACCATATGCATCTATTCTATTATATTTTCTATTATTTAATGATTTTTGTTTAATTATAGGATCATTCAATATATTCAACATTTTATTTTTAAATGATGTTTTTTTCCAATTATTTTTCATTAATTGTCTAGAATATTCTCTTCTTTGTGGTGTCCAGGAATTTAAACAACCATTTATATGAGATGAACTATATTGTTCATCATTCCAATTATTTTTTGAAGAACAACTTCTACATAACCATCTATTATATTTTTTCTTTTTAATTAAATAATTAATCGTTGTATTAAATATATTACCACAACCATCACAACTATATTCAAATAATCGTTTTTTATCTATCTTTTTATTATTAAAGGTAATAATTATATCATTTTTATTTAAAATATATTCATTCAACTTAAGTGGAGTATTAATTCGTTTTTCTCTAGCTAATAAATTACATTCTACAGAACAATATTTATATCTTGGATGATTTTGTTTTGGTTTAAACTCTTTTTTACACGTTTCACATTTCATATTATATCTTTATTTTTAAATAAATATAGGATAAAGGTATTTTTTACTATAATTCATCACTTTCTTTTAAATTTTTTGCTTCTACCCACCCTCTGTTTTTTGTAAATATTTTATGATCTGGAGTGCAAATTAATTCTGTATTATTATCAAATTGTAATTTTATACATTCCCTAACTCCATTGTCAAATACATTAATAATAGGTTTATATTCATATTTTTTAGTATTTTCATTGTATGTTTTAACTATATCATTGGATTTCAAATCTTTAATTTTTTTATATATATTTCCAAACAATTCAATTTCTGTATTTTCATCTATGCAGTGTATAATTCCCTTTTCATTCATATGATCACCAATTATACTTTTTATAGTTGATGCTATTTTTGGTAATGATTTATCTATATTTTTATATGATAATGATGAAACATTTGCGGCAAATACAGGTCTATTACTTTTATCAAAAGGAGATTCCATAGAAATAAAATCTACTTCACTTGAATGTATTCCAATATTTCTACAATATGTTTGTTTATCTAAAATTGTTCCACTCATTAATAAAACTTTATCTGCAGAATCAAATAATTGTTGTTTAGCAAATTTAGATGCAAATATAGGTTTTAATATAATTTCATCTCCATTTTCATTTACACTCATAACCCATTCATTTGAATTAAATCTTGCTAAACATCTATTTAATTGACATATATATCTATCAATCTCATCGAATTTTTTAACTAATAATTTTCCTTCACCACTTGCAAGTAAAGAATTCATATTAGAAGTTTTAATATGATTTTCTAATGTAATTTTAATATTTATTAACTTTGGTAAAAGTAAAGTTTTGATATAATTAATTACTTGTATTATATTTTTATTATTACCAATCCACGTAATACCATAATCTACAATATCATATTTATATAACCCAATAGATACAAATTCAGTTATTAAATTTTCTAAATTATGTGCTTCATCAACAACTAATATTTTTCTAGGTTTAATATCATCTCTTCTATACTCAAAATGATTTAAAAAGAATTGAACATTTGTTAAAGATATTTCATTATCTAAAAATGCATTTTTATCTTTAGTATAAACACAATCACAATATTTACCTTTAAATATCTGATTTACCCATAGACCCATAGTACAAGAAACACCAAAGTGACTTTTACATTCATAATTACTTTTAGACCAAACACTAGGTAACCAATTATATTCTGTTTGATATTGTTGTTGTAATATTTTTTGTGTTGTTAAAATCCAACTTGCTTTTTTACTATCTATAACTTTATCTTTAAAATATTTAGATACTGTAATTGCAATTGCACTTTTACCTACACCAGTTGGCATTTCACATACAACAAATTTCTTATTAGAATTTGTATATGAATTTAAAATAAAATCAATTGCTTTTTCTTGTAAAGGTCTTACATTTTGAAAAGGAAAATATTGTAACCAGTCTTTTTTTGTTATCATATTATATATTACTGAATTTTATATTAGTTTTAAATATTTCTTTTTGCCAAACACCAGGTATATACTTAACGTTGTTTGTAATATTTTTTCTTATATTAAAAACCATATTTTTTGCTGCTGGTTGGTTAAAAGAATGAACTATAAATATTGTATTTTTATATTTTTCTGAATTTGATATTAAATATCTAACTACTTCTGAACCTGTATTAATATCTAATTCATCAACAAATACTCTATTACCTAAATCGTGATCTAAAAACATAAGATCAACATCATAATCAATATGTTCTAATGTCTTAATAAAATCGGGTGCATTATCGTGATAAATTACATTATGTTTTTTTAATTCAAAAATATTATTAAAAGCATTAACTCTATTAATATCATCTTCTAAAATAAGAATATTAAATTTTATCATTTGTTATTTCAACCTTTCCACAAGGAAATATAATCATTACCATTTTATTAGATTTTTTACCATATCTAATTGTTGCCCAAGTGCCGGATCTTAAAACTTCTTCATTTTCTTTTGGGGTAGCAATTAGAATATCACATGCATTTACTATATTATGGTTTCTTGTTAAATATTCATCAGGTTTTAAAATCACATCACCTTGTTTAAATGCACGTTTACTTTTCTTTTTTGGTGGATGAATAACTATTTTTATATTAGTATGTAATCTTACTAACGTATGAAAATCATCATCTGCTCCAATACAATCTCCATGATGAACTTCTTCAACCTCATTTCTATAATTTTGAAAAAATCGTGTCAAAACAAAATATTGAGGATCTGTCATTCCAATTTGAGTTCCTGTAAAACCAATCTTATACATAAATAACCTTTAATAATTTAAGTCTAAATATAAACAATTTATATCTAATTGTAAATAGTTTTATTAAATAAAATATTTTATTGGTAACATATTTAATTTTTTTAAATATTTATATCTAAAATCATTTAAAATATTATTAATTTTCACAAATTGTTCTTGTTCTTTTGATCCATCTTTTAACGCCCAAATAGCACCAGGCAAAGCATCCATTGTTTCATCAACTAATTTTACAAGTTTTTCAATATCTTTTCTACCGTATTTCTTAGTTTCAGATTCTTTAATCAATTCTTTTAATTTATGCATATAGTTTTCCTAAATTTAATAGATTTTTATTTAGTTATTTTATAATATTTTGTATCTTGATATGCGGCTTTCTCAAATTTATCTACGAATTCCTGCGCTGCTTTAATAATTTCGGGTTTCTTATATACTTTTTTCTTATCTATTGCTTGAAGAGTAACTGTATGTTTGAAATCATATTTAGTAGATCTTTTTGGATTTAAAGTTTTATCAGTTGCTTCTGAATTATATATAACATGTTCTACTTTAAATCCTGGAACAGTAATATATTTTGCTTTAATATAAACATTTCTTTCAGAGAAATTCTTTTTAACTACATCATAATAGAAATCTTCCCATTCTATATTTTCACCATCACGAGTAAAATCACCTTCAATTGTATTTAAATCAAATATAACTTTATATTTGAAATCTATATCAAATGTTGCAGGTTGAGAAGAATGTAGCCAATAAAAAAATGTCTTTGTTTTGTTTGATTTTAATGGACCACCTTTAAAATTACTTTCTGCTTCTGTTACTAATTTGTCATTTTTTAATGATTTTTTGTAAAAGGTATTAATAATTTTATTTAAAACTTTATCATCTTTCATAATATTTTCCTTGTTAGTTTTGTATACAAAATATAATATAAATATAGAAAATCTACATTTTTAATTACATTTACTCCAATCACATTTGGTACATTTATTACATCCAGTTTCGTCATATACTACTTCTCCACCACATTGAGGACAAACTACTCCTGTAACTATTTCACCTTCTTTAATATATTTCTTCAATACTCTACTTGCTGCCGCGGTTAATGAACTTATATCTTCAGAAGATTTACTTAATTGTTCAACAATAAATTTTAATGGAACTCCATGTCTCATCGAAGTAGAAACCATTCTAAAAAGTTCTGCTTCAACTGGTTTAAAATAACCAGAAAAATCTTCAACTATTATATCTTCTCCAATTTCAAGTTTATATTGACCTTTTTTAACTTTTTCAATAACACCTTCTTTATGTTGAAATTTAAAATTAAGACCATTCATTTTACCACAAAAAATTTCATATGGTGCTTTATTTAATAACCCAACTGCTACAACAAATTTTTCACCTTTTACGGTAACAGAATATACATCTGCTGGTAATAATTTAGGTCTCTTAGGTGCAGAAGATACTTGTATATAATCTTCTGACATATTTAAATGTTTTAACTCTTCTTCAGAAAAGTTTTGACTGTGTATTGAAACGTTTTCTTGTTGTAATTTAAGTGCTAATTCTTTAAAAGGAATATGTGAAACTATTCCATACATTTTTCTATCTGGAAATGCTGCAATTGATTTAACACCTCTTTTATATGCTTCTAAAATAAAGTTATATACTTCTTTTGTAGAAGTATTCTCTGGAAGCATATATGTTACAGATATTGATGAATCTATCCATTTCATAACTTGAGACATCATATTTAATTTATCCATTGCAGAAATTTCAGATGCATTTTTAAATTTTATTCCAACCTTATCTTTATTATCTTCTATAAATTTAGCAATAGGTTTTCCATATTTTCCATCCCAAGTATCTTTTATTGTATCAGATTCCATTGGTATTTTATATCCTGCTTTTTCAAACATTTCTCTAACAATACGAGGAACTATAAAATAATATTCATATTTTCCTGTTATTCTTGTTCTCTTCCAGTGGTATATACCAAACCCAAATTCAATACCATAACCCATTAACATTTCAGTAAACATTAATGTTAGTGTTCCTGTTGGAGCAATTGAACTTGAAGTAACACATCTCATAGTTTCAAATTCTAAATCTGGAAATTCTTTAATTAAATTTTTAATAAATTTAGATTTTTTAATTTTAACAGGGTCAAATAATTCAAAATTTCCTTTTTCTTTTCCAAGAGCAATATTTGTTTTATATAAATAATATGTATACCATTTAATAAATTCTTCTATTGAATCATTACCTTCTTTACTACCATATTCTTGATTTAATTTAAATAACCATCCACTAATGTTTGTTACTCCTGCACCTGTTCTTCTTAAAGATTTAATTGCTAATTTTTGATGAGGAGTTGCATATGTATCATATACTAATTCACATTCATTAACATTATCTAAAAATCTCTGAATTGATTCACCAATTTTTTCAAGTTCAACTTTGTATTCATCTATATTAGTTGAAAATTTTCCAACATTTATTGAAGACAAAACACATAAAGACTCTCTACTTAAATATTGTTCGGAGCATGCATTAGTTGAAATAATTCTAGAATCATATTCATGTTCTGGATTATATACTGCATCACTATTAGAATATTCTCTTGCTAAATCAATATTTTGAATTCCTGGTTCTGCATTATTAAACATATTTTCAGCAATAAGTTCTAATAATTTTCTTGCTTTAATTTTTTTAGTTATGACTTCTGCTTTTTTATCATGAGTTGCAATTTTATAATATTTATAAAGTGGCATTAAACCATCTCTTAAATCAATATCATATCTTTCTTTTATAGTATCTTTATCAATAGAATGTTCATCAACATATATTTTATCACCTTTTTTAATACCTGGAATTTTAAATGATAATTCCCAATCACCACCATTTCTAACTTCTTTTATATCTTTAGAGTTTAATTCAAGCATATAATTTTCTCCATCATTCCTTTTTTAATTTCTGATTCCCATATTCTAATTATAGAATATCCATTACTTTTAGCTATTTTATTTTTTAATTTATCATTACTCTGGACGTTTTTATAATTTTTCCACACACGACCATTATTAATATTATTTTTATGGCCGTGCCAAAAATCTCCATCTACTTCAATAATTATAGGTTTGTCTTTAATTTTAAAATCATATGATTTACAAATACCATCTTGATTAATAAAAAATTGAAAAATATATCTAATATTATTTTTA